TTTGATTTGTTTGAGTCTGTTTTTAGGCGTTTATTTATATTTGCTAGAAGAAATTTCGCTCGCCGTTCTTGCCGCTTCGTTAGTTATCCTCTCGCGCCTAGCCGAGCCTTTTAGCGTTTTTCTTTCGGCGGCGTGGGTTTTTGACCTGATAGATAACAGCTTTGCGAAAGTAAAAGAAATTTTGCGGTTAGAGGAGCTTAAATTTGACGAGCCTTTGAGTAAACCCGGCGCCTTTGACGTAAAATTTGAAAATGTAAATTTTGCTTACGAGAATGCAGACAAACCCGCGCTAAAAAACATAAATTTTCATCTGCCCTCCGGCAGTCTTACGGCCTTAGTCGGAGCTAGCGGTAGCGGCAAGACGACTATAACTAGGCTCATCATGCGCTACGCCGATGCAAATGCGGGCGATATAAAAATGGGCGGCGTAAATATAAAAAATATGAGCCAAAAAGAGCTATTAAAACTCATAAGCGTCGTATTTCAAGACGTTTATATCTTTGAAGACAGCGTGATAAATAATATAAAAATGAGTGCCAACGCGAGCCTAGATGAGGTGCGTGCGGCAGCAGAATCAGCTAACTGCGAGGAGTTCATAGAGCGTTTGCCGCACGGCTACGATACTATCTTAAAAAGCGGACGGCTCAGCGGCGGCGAAGCCCAGCGTATATCGATTGCTAGGGCGATGCTAAAAGATGCGCCGATCATAATCCTAGACGAGCCTACGGCGTCTCTGGATACGTCCAGCGAGGCTGCGGTACAAAAAGCTATCTCTAAGCTCGTAAAAAACAAGACCGTTATAGTCGCGGCTCATAGGCTCTCTACTATCGCTAGCGCGGATCAAATTTTAGTTTTTGACGGCGCGGAGATAATCCAGCGAGGAACCCATGAACAGCTGATCGCCGCAGACGGAAAATACCGTCAAATGTGGCAAGCTAGCCAAAACGTCAAATCTTGGCGTATAAATCCATAAATTTAGGAGAAACGATGAAAGAATACAAATTCGCAAACGGCGAAATTTTAAGCTATGAGGACTCGGGCAAAAATTTTAGCTCGGTTTTGGTTTATCACCACGGTATGCTCGCGCAGATGCCAAAGGCCGTAGCTAAATTTTGCGAGGAAAATCAAATAAGGCTCATTTTAGTATATCGCGGCGGACATTTTAAAAGTTCGCTTTTTAAAAACGACGATACGTTATTAAAATTCGGGCTTAGGATGAAGGAATTTTTAAGCGGCATAGGAGTAGCTAAATTTAGCGTCCTTAGCGAATCTACGGGTGCTATCTATGCGCTTGCTACGGCAGCTGCATGCGAAAAGGCGGCGCAAAATTTGTTTTTATTGAGTCCTTTTGTCGCTTTAAAAGAGCTTTTGCCGTTTTTTACAAACGGCGCTCAGTTGGAGCAAATTTACGGATTTTTACGAAACGCTAGCATCGACGAAGCCGTGATGGCTACTAAAAATATGTACGCAAACGCGAGTCCTACGATGCTACGCCTCGTGGAGCCGCAGATGGATGGCATCGGGTTTGACTCGTGGATGCAGGCGCGTCCGCTGGGATTTGAGATCGATAAAATCGAGCAAAATACTATCGTTTGGCACTCCAAAGAAGACAAAGAAGCGCCGTTTGAAGCAGTCTTGCAAATTTCAAAAATATTGCCGCGCTGCGAGCTAATCGGCTCTAGCGATACGCACGGCGGGCAAAAGGCGATTTTGGGGTTTTTAGAGGCTATTAAGAAAAAATTTAACAATAATGTTTAAACTAAAACGAGTGTATTTGCGGAGCATGTTTCATGCTCCTGTTTTTATTTATCATATTTGTATTGCAGCCTGATATCGCCTCTAAAATCGCAGCCGCCGATAGCATCTTGTAAATTGTAGCCCATTCGTAAAAGCAATATTTCCAAATCTTTTGCGAATTTTATCTTTGTAGGATTGTTGTGATATATTTCATTTCTAGCTTTTCTTATTTGCCCTATTTTGGTTATTAGGTGTTGGCGTCCGTAAGCCGGAAGTATTTGGGACTTGTATTCTTTCGTGCTTGCAAAGATGTACTCTATCGTATGCCAATATTCATCGCTTAGCTCTTCTAGGTCTATCATATAAAATTTATCGAATATGCCAAATGTCCCTAGATTTTGAAGGTCTTCATTTTTGCAACGCCTTTTTACTATATTTAATATCCTTCTAAGCTCTGGCTTATCTGTTTTAAAGAACCAATCATCGGCGTCTTGGTTGTATAAATTTGAAAAATTGACGGCTAGAGTGCTACGAAGTCCGCTCTCAAAACAGTGCAGTAAGACAAACTTGGCCTGATGAGTTCTACGTCTTTTATTGTAGATTGAAATTATTAAATCAAATAGATTGAGGTTGTTTAGGTTTGTTTTTGGCAATACGGCGTTAGCTTCTTTGCAGGCTCCAAGTAAATATTTAAAATGCAATACCGATATCGCTCTTTTTATTCTGGCCTCAAATTCGTGATCCATAAAGCCATCGTAGCCTTGTTTAAATATATCGTATATTTTTTTCATATTGGCTTTGGACTATGTCAAACATCTGCTTCCTAAGTGCTTTTTTATATTGATTGTATTATAATCCGCAGTAGCTTAGGGGGTTCTGACGATAGTTCAGGCTAAAACTACCCTAAAGCTTTTATCCTGCAGACTTCTAAAAAATAATCTAAATATTAAGAACTCTTACATCTATTGTAAAAATATTTTTGCTTAAAAATCAGTCAGTTTATTTTGTTGATGATAAAATATTTTTATTTTTTGACGTTTTTCATTGTTTGTGAAGCAAGAGTGAGATATAATTTTAAACTTTTTTGAGATAGTGTTCCACTTTTTTATCCAAGTGTTCCACTCTCAAAGGAAATATTAAAGAAAGGGAAAGATCGGAACAAGCTTTTCCGATGCCTAAAATAGGGTGTTTTGGTGTCACGGGGGAGACTTGAACTCCCGACCTCCGGCTTATGAGACCAGCGCTCTAACCAGCTGAGCTACCGTGACGAATAAAAATAAATGCTGATTTTATATAAAAAATGCTTATATAAACATAAATTAAGAATATATACGAGGTCAAAACGTTAAAAATAGATTAATTTTGTTTGACATCATGCTGTAATCGGTAATTATAAATGGTGGCCACGAATGGATTCGAACCATCGACCACTACCATGTCAAGGTAGTGCTCTACCAACTGAGCTACGCGACCGAATGAAATCCGAAATTTAGCAGAAAAAATATTGAAAGTAGCTTAAATTTATAAATCTTGTTTTAAATTATTTATTTTTATCGTAAATTCTAAAAATTAAAAAGCCTAATTTCAAGCCAAATCCGCTATTATTTAGCTAAAATTTAAGGCGAAAAAAATGGACAGAAAAGAGCTTCTAGGCGGCGTAAAACGCATCGTCGTAAAGGTCGGCACCTCAACGCTGGCAAACGCGGACGGTTCGCTAAACGAGGATAAAATCAAACAAATCGCGGCAAATTTAAGCGAGCTAAACGAAAACGCCGAAGTGGTCTTCGTAACCTCGGGCGCCGTGGGGGCTGGCATGGGTCAGATGAAGCTCGCGCACAAGCCAAAATCCATCGTCGAAAAGCAAGCTCTGGCCGCCATCGGGCAGGTCTCGCTCATCCATCTTTATCAAATTTTATTTTGGGCGCACGGCAAAACGATCGCGCAGCTACTGCTAACCAAGGACGACTTTAGCGACCGCCGCCGCTACCTAAATATGCGCAGCGTCCTGCGCTCCTTGCTTGCCAAAAAAATCATCCCCGTCATCAATGAAAACGACCCCGTCGTGGGCGAGGGTATCAAGGGCGTGAAAGTCGGCGACAACGACACGCTAAGCGCGCTCGTAGCGGGATTAATAGAGGCTGATTTGCTCGTGATTTTGACTGATATCGACGGGCTATACGATAAAAATCCAAGCGTTTTTGCGGACGCTAAATTTATAAATTTGGTCGAAAATTTAGATGATAGCGTTAGAGCGGCTGCGGGTGCGGAGGGCAGCAAATTCGGCACCGGCGGCATGCGCACCAAAATAACCGCAGCCGAAATGGCGACCAAAAACGGCACTCACCTCATCATCGCAAACGGCGCCGACCCGCGAAACATCGTACGAGCATCACAAGGCAGCGAGGTCGGGACGCTCTTTTTGGCGGGCAAAAATAGGATAAATTCGCGCAAATACTGGCTCGCCTACTCGGCCGCTGACAAGGGCTCGGTCACTATCGACGCAGGCGCGGCAAAGGCGCTAAAAGAGGGCAAAAGCCTGCTAGCAGTCGGCATCCGCGAGGTAGCGGGCGAGTTTGAGCGTGGCGAAACGCTCGCTATCAAAGACGCAAGCGGCCAGACGCTAGCTCGCGGTATAACAAACTACTCATCAGCCGAGCTAGCCCTCATAAAAGGGCGCAAGAGCGAGGAGATCGAGGCTGCGCTAGGATACAAATATGAGGACGAGGCGCTACATATCGACAACATCGCGCTGATCTAGGTTAAATTTGACGGTTTGTCTGCGGCTAAATTTGGTCTTAGCTGCGGGCAAATTTACGCTAAATTTAGAGCAAATTTTGCTGCATGGCGGGGCGAAATTTAAACGGACGCGGCGGCTAAATTTGATCAAATTTGACTACCCGAACTAGCCGCGCGGTTGCCGTTAAATTTGACGGTTAATTTTGAGCGCGCTTTAAAATACGGATAAATTTAAGGAAAAAATGAAAGAAAAAGAAGCGTCGAAATCAAAATTCGGGCGCGACCCTGCAGCGCCTAAAAGCTTGTTTGAGAGAGCTATTTTGGCAGGCTGGGCGCCGTTTTCGCTCGGTGTCTTATTTTTTGCGGCGCTTGGGATTTGGGCGTTAAATTTGAGCTCGGACGAGATTTTAGAGCTTAAATTTTGGCTGCCTTTTATCTGCGGCGTACGGGTTTTTGCGCCGTTTTTGGATGATTTCGCAAACGACAGCGCACTTTACAACCTAGCCGCCGGGCTGGGTATCAGCTTCGTGTTTTCGAGCTTTGCGCACGTAGCGTACGATTTGATTTATAGATTACGCAGCGGCCGGCCTGAATGATTTAGCCGGCTTGCTCGTGATTATTTTTCTAGCGCGCTTTGGTTTTTGGCGCTAAATTTAAGCAATATAAACCCGACTGCGCCCGAAACTACCGAACCTAGCAAGATAGCGAGCTTGTCCGTGTAGGCAAAGGCGTCTGTGTCGTTGTAGGCTAAGCCGTTAACGAAAAGGCTCATCGTAAATCCTACGCCGCAAAGCACCGCGATGCCGTAAAGCTGGATGAAATTTGAGCCTTCCGGCAGCTTGGCTAGCTTAAATTTGATCGCTAAAAAGCTAAAAGAAAATACCCCGACTTGCTTGCCGACAAAAAGCCCCAGCGCCGTGCCTAGCGCGACCGGAGACAAAATCTCGTCCAGTCCGACGCCTCGCAGCGAGATGCCTGCGTTTACGAAGGCAAATATCGGCAGCACGCCAAAAGCCACCCAGCCGTGCAGGTCGTGCTCGATGCTTTTTAGCATCGATTTGCCGGGCTCGTCTTTAAAGCTAAGCGGTATGAAAAAGGCCGATACGACGCCCGCAAGCGTGGCGTGAATTCCCGATTTTAGCACCGCTACCCACATCACCACGCCTACGATTAGATACGCCGCTTTGCTCTTTACGCCGAGTCTGTTTAGCGCAAAAAGCGCGGCTAGGCAAACGCTCGCGACCGCAAGCATTTGAGTGCTAAGCTCGCTCGTGTAAAATAGCGCGATAATCACGATCGCGCAAAGATCATCGACGATCGCCAGCGTCATGAGGAAAATTTTTAAACTAGTCGGTACGCGAGGCCCAAGTAGGCTCAAGATACCCAGAGCAAACGCGATATCCGTCGCAGTCGGTATCGCCCAGCCACCAAGCGCGAAGGAGTCGTGTTTCGTAAAAAGATAAAAGATAACCGCGGGTACTATCAGGCCGCCTGCTGCGCCGATGGCGGGCAGTGCGATCTGTGATGGATTTTTTAGCTCGCCCTCTAGCACTTCGCGCTTTAACTCAAGTCCGATGAGAAAGAAAAATACCGCCATCAATCCGTCGTTTACCCACAAGATTAGTGGCTTGCTTAGCCCGTACTCGCCAAAGCTTACGGTAAATTTGGTCTTTAAAAACTCGTTGTAAAAATCGCTCAAAAACGTGTTTTGACACAGTAGCGCCGCGACCGTAGCGATCATCAGCAAAATCCCGCCGCTAGCTTCGTGTTTTAAAAACTCTTTTATCCCGCCCATTTTGCTTCCTTTTTATAAAATTTTAAGGATTATAGCGTATTTTTACGGTCGCATGAAATTCGGGCGAATTTAGCTATAATCAGGTCAAATTTAAAGGCAAAATTTGGTAGACGCATCGCTAAATTTTGCTTTGTCGCGCTACTCTTTGCGCCCAGGATAACGGGGCGCTTTATAAATCAAGGAGCGAAAATGAATGAAATTTTAGATATATGTAAGCGCGCAAAGGCCGCTTGCAGCGAGCTTTTAAGACTTGATAGCAAGGCTAAATTTGAAATTTTAAACGCCGTAGCGGACGAGCTGCTAGCGCAAAAGGACGCGATAAAATCGGCAAATGCCAAAGACCTTGCAAACGGCGAGAAACCGGGCCTTAGCGCGGCGCTGCTGGACCGCCTAAGACTAACCGACGCCCGTATCGAGGCTATGGCACAGGGCGTGCGCGAGGTGGCGGGCTTTGCCGAGGTCGTGGGCGAAAATCTAGGCGGCTGGAGCCATCCAAACGGTATGCAAATCAGCCGCGTGCGCGTGCCGCTGGGGGTGCTGGGCATTATCTACGAGAGCCGCCCAAACGTCAGCATCGACGCGGCGGCTCTGACGCTAAAAAGCGGCAACGCGGCGATCCTGCGAGGCAGTGCTAGCGCGCTAAATTCAAACATCTTTTTAGTAAATTTATTTAACGAAGCGGGGGCGAAATTCGGCTTACCGACGGGCGCAGTGCAGCTCGTGGAGAGCGCAGATCGCGAAGTAGTGGCACAAATGGCGAAAATGAGCGAGTATATCGACGTTTTGATACCGCGCGGAGGCAAGAGCTTAAAAGATTTTATCGCGCAAAACGCGACCGTGCCGATCATCATGACGGGTGCCGGGGTTTGCCACATCTTCGTCGACGAGAGCGCAAATTTGAGCGAAGCCGCAAAGATAATCAAAAACGCCAAAACCCAGCGCCCAAGCGTTTGCAATGCCGTAGAGTGCGTGCTTTTGCATGAGCGCATAGCGAGTGAAATTTTACTGGAGCTTGTATGCGAAATGCCGGAGGTCGAGTTTCGCGTGAGCGAGAAGCTTCTGAGTGTGTGCGAGGCAGGGCTGCGAGCTCTGGCAAACGTCAAACTTGCAGGCGAGAGCGACTTTGGCGCCGAGTTTTTGGATCTCGTGCTAGCCGTGCGCGCCGTGCGGGATACGCAGGAGGCAATCAGCTTTATAAACGCGCATTCCAGCGGGCATTCGGACGCTATTTTAAGCGCGGATTACGCAAACGTCGAGCGGTTTTTAAACGAGGTCGGCAGCGCGGTAGTCTACGCCAACGCCTCGACTCGTTTTAGCGACGGTAGCGAGTTTGGATTTGGCGGCGAGATCGGCATCAGCACGCAAAAGCTGCATGCCAGAGGGCCGATGGGGGTGAGGGAGCTTACGACCTACAAATACGTCGTCCGCGGGGATTATCAAACGCGTTAGCGGCTCGTCTTTTTGTCATATACTTCGTTTGATTTTGCTGCGGGCTGCAGTCACGTATTACATATACGCTCCTTTGCCCTTGCTTATCCGCCTCGTCTATGACAAAAAATACTTCGCCTTATTGTTTTGCGTTTAAATTTGGGGTTAAATTTATAAAATTTAATAGACAAAGGAAAACGATGATACCAAGCTATAAAGAGATGATGTTTCCGATTTTGAGATTTATCGGCGAGCGCGGCAGCGTGGATAGAAAAGAGGTTTGTAAATTTGTCGCCGAGTACTATAAATTTAGCGACGGCGAACTCTCGCAAAGGATACCTAGCGGCATGCTTTTGTATGTTAACCGCGCAGGATGGGCGTTATCGTATTTTGCGGGTAATAAAGAAGTCGTAAATTTACCAGGCGCCAAAAAACCCGTCAAAAAAACCGGCAGAGGCGTGTATGAGATAACGGATTTTGGCAAACAAATGCTAAAAAGTAAGGATGCGCAGGCTAAATTTGAAGCCTGGTACGATGAAATTTATAAAAATAAAAGCGCGCCGAGCGCCGAAATCTCGCAAACAGCAACGCAAGAAAAGACGCCTAGCGACATCATAGCAGAGACGGCAAATGAATTGGCGCAAAATCTAAAATCTCAAATTTTAGATGAAATTTCGCAAAAAAAGCCGAGCTTTTTTGAATATTTAGTGGCGCACTTGCTCGAAAAAATGGGCTACGGAGTAGGCAGGCTAACCAAGAGCGGCGCGGACGGCGGCATAGACGGCATTATAGACGAGGATGAACTTGGATTGTCGCAAATTTACGTGCAGGCTAAAAGCTGGCAAGGCGCAGTTTCACGCCCTGAAAATCAAAAGTTCGTCGGCGCGATCTCGGATAAGCAGACCAAAAAGGGCGTATTTATCACGACGTCCAAATTTAGCAAGGATGCCAAAGAGTATGCGGCAAACGTGCAAAGCCACACGGTCGTTTTGATTGACGGAGAGCGGCTGGCGGAGCTGATGATAAAATATAAGCTCGGCGTGCAAGTGCGGCAAAACATCGAAATTTGCGATATCGACGGCGACTTTTGTCGGCGCGCAGACACGCAAGGCGAAATTTTGCTAAAATAGGCAAAATCTTTAAAAGGAAACCGATGAAAAAACTAAAATTTATCTTAGCTCTTGCCGCGGCGTTTGTTTTTAGCGGTTGCTACGAGACGACCTTGCTCACGCGCGTGCCGATCTCGGCGCTAGTTTCAGGCAAAGGCGCGGACGTGAAATCCACTCTCGTGCTAACGGACGTAACGCCGCAGACGCACGAAACGAAGACGGTAACGGACAACGTGCGGGTTTTCGTCCCGGACGCTAAATTTAAGGATTTCCCGACGGGAGAAACCGCCTACGAGATGAGCGTTAGCGTCGGCAAGGGCGAAAAGGGCGGCAAAAACTCGGATAAGCGCGCCATGCGGATATATCTAGGCCAAGACGGCGACGTCTACGGCAGGCTTAGTAAAAACGTACTCGAGCAGTATGCGGGCGCGGCGAAACAGGGCGAAGCGCCGACGCTAAAAGCAGCGATCAAATTTGAAAACGACACGAAGGACGTCTATGAGCTGGTCGTGGGCAACGAGTTTAAGGCTAGCGATGAGGCACAGACGGGCGGCGTTTATACCTTGACACCGGGGCAGGTTACGGGGGCTATCTGGGCGGATAGCGCGGCGGTACGCGAGGCGCTTGCCGGCAAGGCGGTCAAAATCGGCACTCTAAAAAAGGCTGCAAAATGAAAAACCCTAAAATCGGCTTTATCGGCGGCGGAAATATGGGCGGCGCGATGATAGAGGCGCTTTGGCGAGCGCAATCTGGCGAGGCCGGCGCAGTGCGAAGCTCGGCCGATGACGAGCAAAAATTCGGCGGCAGCGAGGCGCGCGGGGCGGAAAATTTAGCGCAAACGGATAAAAACGCGAGCCCGCGTGAATGCGAAAAAAAGACGAAATTTGAAATCCTAGCCTGCGCTAGAAGCAAAAACGAAGCTTTACGGCAGAGATTCGGCGTAAAAATAGCCGCGAGCGAAACGAATCTAGCGCGCGAAGCGGACGCGGTCGTGCTGGCTACTAAGCCCGCTAGCTACGAGGCTATCTTGCGCCTGATCGCGCCCGAGCTTGCGGGCAAAATTTTGCTTCTTTTAGCGCCGAATTTCGACATAAAGCGCGCTAGGCAAATCACGGGCGAGGGCGTTTATATCGCTCGCGCGATGCCAAATATCGCAGCTTGCATCGGCGCATCGGCCACGGCTCTTTGCTTTGACGCGGGATTTAGCGAGCCTAAGAAAGAGACCGTGCGCGAGATAATCGCTAAAATCGGTAAAATTTACGAGATAGACGAGGCCGGGTTTGCCGCATTTACGGGCATCGCGGGAAGCTTGCCGGCGTATACGTGCGCCTTTATCGAGGCTGCGGCCGATGCCGGCGTGCGGGGCGGACTGCCTAGACAGCTTTGCTACGACGTCGTTGCGGCAGCCGTGGAAGGAACGGCGCGCCTAATCCAAAGCGGCAAGCACCCGGCCGCGCTAAAAGACGAGGTGTGCTCGCCGGCTGGAACCACGATCGAGGGACTTGCCGCGCTTGAAAAAGGCGGATTTCGCGGCGCCTTGATGGATGCCGTCGCCGCTTGCATCGCCAAAGCGCGGGGTTAGGTAAATTTAAAGGATAAAAATGAAAAATTTATTATTTGCGCTATTTGCGGCGTTAAATTTATTCGCTAGCGAGCCTGGCCTTTTGTGAGGGGGTATAGAAAATGAGAGTGATAAATTTTAGCGCGAGATTTTTGAAAGCGCGTAAAATAGGAACTTTAAAAAGCCTCACTCTCAGTTGTAATGCAAGAATTCAGCTAAAAGAAAAATCCCTATAATCCCAAATCGTCCGTTTTGTCCCGAAAAAGCGGAAAAATTTAACACCGCAAATACTCATAAAAGCCCAAATAATCGCTCTTTAAATACCGTTTAAAGCCTCCCGAAATTCGTCCCGATATTTTATCCATCACAGCCGTATATCGCTTAAGATTTGCCACTGAAAGCACAGCGAATTTTTAAAAATATAGGCATTAAACATCAAAAAATAAAGAAAAATGATGTTTAATAAAACTTAATGATGTTTAATCCGCAGTTATAGAGTTGCTACGAGGTCTTCAATTAAACATCATTTGCAAATTATGCTAAAAAACTATTTTAATCTTAAATATTATTTAGAAATAGCTTAAACGATTAAACATCATTTTAAGTCTATTTTAAATAATACATTTAATCACTTTACCGATAATCTGACAAGATCCACAAGTATTTTCATCTAGCTCAAAGCTTTCATAGTCTTTGTTCGTGCTTTTGATATATAAATTTCCGCGCGGCGTTTTTTGTAGGATTTTTACCATAAGATTGTCGTTATACATGATTACATACAATCCGTCGCCTTTAAATTCTTTTGTTTTTTCAAAAATAACCCAGTTGTCTGGATGAAGCATCGGCACCATAGAATAGCCGTCAACTTGAGCCATACGTAGTTTTTCGTTTTTCATTATAGTTTTAAAAAAAGTCGCTGGAACAAAGAACTTATCATCTTCGTCTATAACATCGACTTCCGTTATATCCACGCTCGTGCCAGCGCCGACTTTTTGATTTAGTTTTTTTATCCAGTAGCCATCATGGATTTCTAAATTTGAGTCACTATTTAGCAATACATTGCTTTTTAATGTATCAACTGAGACGTTAAATTTATCAGCATACTCAAGAAGTCTACGTGCAGGAACACTATCTTTTAACTTCCAGCCATCCAAAGTAGCGTAGTTTAGTCCTAACGCAGAACACATTTCTACATCGCTTGTAGTGTTTGTCAGCTCTCTTAGTTTCTTTAATATAGGATCTATTTTTCTCAAAATATACATACCTTTCTAATGTATTTAAGTAATTTTTAATTGACATACATTATTTTTTAATGTATAATTCTTTCAAATCTACGAAAAATTATATCTTATTTGAGATTAAATCTTTCAAAGGTTTGAAAAATAGTTCTTTAAATTTTCATTGTTAATAAGACTTATCTAAAGGAGATAGCATGGAAAAGCGCAATAGGCGAGAAAGTATCCCTGAGTTAACCAAAGAGCAGCTTAGGATAGCTCGCAAGGAATTTAGAAGGCAGATGGCTATAGTAAGAGCTCAAATAGCTTCAACTACCTTGGACGATATAAGAAAGCTCGTTGAAAAGTAGCTTTTGCGTATCGGCTAGCGATCTTTTTTCATAGCAAATAACGGCGGTCTTGCTCTTAGAATAGAGATCGCTTAGTTTTTTGTTTAGAGAGATTATGCCTGATACCAATGGAACTAGGACATTTTTTGGAAATATCTTAGCTCCTAAAATCAGGTATTCGTTCTTGTCTTCGGCTAGGTCTTTGAGCGTAAGGATATTAAGATTTTTCTTTTTTGTCTTGTCCGAAATAGATAAAAGCTCGTATTTTATGAGCGGTACCAAGACCGCATCGTCTTTGGTCTCTAAGGCAAAAGATAGCCTTGAGGGAATATCTTCGCCGTTAATCGATACGATCTTGGATATATCGTCGTAAAGACCTAGGGCCAGTTGATATTCGGGATAGAAATTTAGAGGAAATTTGTAATCTTTTCTAAGGACGTAAGAGATCATATTTAAATCGCTTAGATCGCGTTGCAAGGTTTTAAATACCTCGTAAGCTTGAGTATTAGACTCTTTTATGAGCTCTAAATCCCGCTTTGAGATGGTTTTGCAAATCTCATTTTTAGCTTTACAACAAAAATATAGCATTTTTAAGTCCTCGTATAAAAATAGCAGCAAGTAAATTTTACTTACGAGGGCTTAAAAATTCTATAAAAGTCTTATTAACTATGAAAATTAAAAGAAAGGAGCACAAAGTGATAAAGAAATACTTCACCGATAACTGTATAAGCATAAGACAGTGGGCCAAAAAACACAATCTTAGTGAGAGAACCACATATATGGTGATAAGTGGTCAAGTGGCAGGTAGTAAAAATTTCGCTACTTCAAGGAAGGTGTTTGAAGTGCTTTTAAGCGAGGGAATAATCAAAGAGCTTCCAAGTGGTCTTAAAAAAGAACAAGAAGAGAGCAAGGCTAGCTAAATGATCTACGTCGAAACCGCCGAGGCTGCTAGAATTTTTGATGTCAATTCCAAAATTTTAATTAATTCCGCTACTCGCAACTCCCAAAAATATCCGTTCGTCCGTATAAAAGACGCCGGCGTCAGAAGTCGCGGCGGAGCAAAGTTGCTATTTGCGGTAGAGATCGCCGACGTCGACGCAGCGATAAAGAGCGGCAAGGCAGATAAAGACGTGAGTGTATATATAGAGGATAGTTCAGGGCAAAGCGGATTTAGACGGATGAAATTTAGCGAGATCAAGGGCGGCGGCAAGAATAAAGAGGGCGCGAGCGGCGATAAAACAGATAATTTAAGCAGGGAATACGCGGTGCTGGACGATGGCGAAAAAGAGGAGATAAATGAAAAAATCAGACTGCTAAAAGAATATGAAGAGGCTAAAAAACATGGCGTGTCATGTAAAAAGTTTTGCGAGGACAGCGGCATAAGTGAGGCAAACCTTTTTAGATGGCAAAGGGCTTATAAGGAAAAAGGCGCGGCGGCGCTGATAGATAAGCGCGGCAAGCATAGAAAAAACGCTAGCGTGCTCGAAGAGTGGATGAAGGAGTTTATACTTCAAAATTTCCGCGCTTACGGCGCAGGCGGGCTGAATATAACAGAGCTTTACCGCAGACTCCATCAAGAGTATTTTAGACGAAGGGGCGAAGCGAATAACTATCCGAAATTTCTAACCGGAAAGATAAAGCCGCTCTTTGACGCAGGCGTAATAAAAAGATACCTAGACGGCTATTACGCCGCTAACAAGCTTGAATACATAATGATCACGAAAGGCGAAGATAAAGCGAAAAGCTACTTCCAGCCGGCTCTGGGCGATCAAGGCGAGATGATAACCAGACGCAACCAATGCTGGCATATAGATAGCTCGCCGCTTGACGTGATGGTAAGAGACGGGGAAAAAGGCGAGGCGATACGAGCCAATATCCTTAGCATCGTGGACGTATATAGCGGCAGATGCGTGGCCAGTATAGAGAGAAAATCAAATGCCCTAGGGCTTGTAAGACTCATGTGGAAAGCGCTTAATACGCTAGGCAAGCCAGACTACATAAAGGGCGACAACGGTAAAGACTATCTAAGCGAGCAGTTTCAACACTTACTAAACGGCCTACATATCGACTACGATAGAGCCATAGCGTATAGCGGCGACGAAAAGGGCTTTGTAGAGAGACACTTTGGGGTGATGCAGCATGCGGGCATCTCTCAAACGCCGGGATATATAGGATTTAATCTAGCCATGAGAGAGGCGATCGAGCAAAGAACGCCCAAAAAAGATAGATCCGCAAAAGACGAGCTAGGACTCGTTAAAAAGACAAACCTTAAATACCTACTAACGCTAGACCAGGTAAGGGTTAAATTTGAAGCCGAGGTGCTTAAATGGGACATAATGAGCGTAGGACGCAAAAAATCAAGCCCGATGGATCGTTGGAATAGCGATACTACTCCGCTTCGCGGCGTAAGAAAAGAGGAATTTATGCTACATGCGGGAGGGTTAGAGCCTAGAACGGTAGGCAAAAAGGGAATTAGTTACGATGCAAGAGAATTCGGCTCGGCGTTTCTTCCGGCCGTAAAGACCCAGGTGCTAGTTAGCGAAAATATAGACGACGTAAGCTCGATATTTGTATTTGATTTGGAAGGAAATTTCATCTGCGAAGCAAAGGATAAAGAGATATGCCCTATGAGTGCGGAAACCTACAAAGCCGTTAAAAAGGTCTTTAAAGACGATATGAAAGCCATCCGAGCCGTCATCAAACGCGCCGAATTTAGCGAATTTACGAGACTAAACGTAAATTACGACCTCGAAGTAATGCTTGAAGCCCACAAAGAGGCATTAAAACCCGAAAACTTTAACTACGAAGACGGAGACAAGATAGAGGCGCTAAAAGAGACCATAAAAAGACAAAAAGAGGTAAACAACATAATAAACGCGGGGTTTGATTACGATAAGTTAAACGAATTTACCGCAGAGAGAACGACTAAAAAGAAATTTTCCGTAGACGACGCCATAGAGATAGCAAGCGGGGAATAAAAATGTTTTCAAGGTCGTTTAAAGTCCTATTAAACGGCGTTTAAAACATTTAAAAACTAAAATCAAAGGAGGAAAAATGCAGTTAGCAGACAGAATAAAAGACTTCATCGAAGCTAATAAGTCAAGCGGCATGAGTCAGAACAAATTCGCTACGGCTTTGGGAATAAATCCCGCGTATATCTCGGGATACATAAAAGAAGGCTCTAGCTACAAGTATGCCGACAAAGTAGAAGAGCCAGCTAAAAACTATCTCGACAATTTTATCCAAAAAGTGGACGTTTTGCAAGACGAGCTACCTTTCGTAAAAACCAAGGACGCCAAAAGCATACACGCGGTGATCGGCTGGGCGGTACAAGATAGAGATATGGCGATGATAAGCGGAGTAGCCGGCAGCGGAAAGACAAGAGCCGTGCGCGAATACGTAAGAACGCATCCCGACAGCATTCTAATCGAGGCCACCATAAATACGTCTGCAAAGAGCCTTTTTAAAATTTTAGCTAGAGAGCTCGGACTAAACGATAAAGGAAGCATAGACGAGCTAATACGTCAAAGCGCGGAAGCTCTAAAAAAGGTAAGCAGAACGATCATCATAGACGAGGCCGAACATTTGCCTTACCGCGCGCTTGAAAGCTTGCGCAGGATGCACGATTTTAGCCGCGCTACTCTGGTACTCGTGGGCACGAACAAGCTACTAATAAATTTAACCGCTTCAAAGAGCGGAAACGAGCTAGAACAGCTAAGCTCGAGAGTCGGAAATAAATGGATACTAGGCGGACTTTCCTACGTAGACGAAGACAAGAAAAAGATAAGAGACGATCTAGAGGCCGTTTGCAAAAACTTCGGCGTAACGCAAAAACCGTGCATCGATCTAATAGAAGCGCTAGCTAAAGGAAATTTCAGAAAGACCGAAAAGCTGCTAAGAAGAGCGAAGATGCTAAGCGAATACGCAAAGACCCCTATAAACGAAGACGTAGTCAAAGAGGCTACGAAGATGTTGCTTTTATAGTTGTAACGGTTGTAATAGTTGTAAGGAGTAAAAAATGATAGATATAAATCCTCTTGGAAATCGTGCGGCGGAGCGAACGCAAGCGGCGGGGCTAGTTAGACTGGTGAGAGAATTTGAAGAGAAAGGATACGAGATGAGCGTAAATGCAAAAGGCGAGCTATGGGGTATAAGGCGAGGCAACGGTTACCAAGCCGCAAGAAATATGATAAGGGGCAAAAAGGCCTACTACTCGAGGGATTACTTTAGGCAAGTAGGCGCGCTAATCATGGAAAAAACGAGCCTAAGGGTCGTGGATACGGCGGCTTAAATTTGGTTTTTCGGGCGTCTTGCGGGATGCCTCGTAAAGTCAAATTTGAAGAAAGGAGAACAGGTGAAACAAACGATGAGAATGGTTTACGTCGCTACGCCTTACGCGGGATTAAACGTAAGCGATATAAATAGGCCTTTTGCCGCTAAAAAGCTTGCTATAGCCGAGTGCCGAAAGGTCATAAAAGCGGGCTATATCCCCATAAGTCCGGTGCTAGCTTTCGGCGAGGTATTCGACGAGAGCGCGGATAGAGATAAGGCTATAAACGCCGGGCTTGAACTGCTTAGCCACTGCTCTTATATTTATTTCTCGACTCATGCCGACGCGGCTAGATCGCAGGGCATGAAAAAAGAGCGCGAATACGCTAACGAGCTAGGGCTTACCGAGCTTGATTTTGATTTTTCGACTTCGCAGGCGAGCATAGCCCGCCCTTGCGACCAAAGCTTGGCGCTTTGGGAACGCGCCGAAGACTAAGATCGCCACTCGCGATCCGAATTAACGATGGCGCTTGAGTTTAAAAACCACAAAAAAGCCAAAGCGAATTTGCCTGTTTGCACGGTCTACGGGTATGTTTGCAAACTCAAATTCGCAAAGAAATTTAAAATACTTGAAAGGAGTAGAAATGCAGATAAACAGTTTTAGCGACGTAGACGTTGCTTTAAAAAGATTATGCGAAGTAAGCGTAGGTATAGAAAAAATCAACGGAGAAGTAACGCTCGAGTGCAACCGCATAAAAGAAGCTAGAAAAAGCGAAGTCGAAAGGCTAGAAAGCGAAAAAAGCTACATAGAGCAGCAAATAACGCTTTTTTGCGAGGATAATAAGGCCGAATTCGCAGAGAAACGAAGCAAAGAATTTACCTTCGGCGAGATCGGTTACCGCCTAAGCAAAAGCGTAAGCTTGCCTCGCATAAAAGCTAAAGTAGAAAGCCTGCTAAAGGCGATCAAAAGCTACGGGCTAGCCAAAGAGTGCATCATATACGAGGAAAAGCCCAACAAAGACGCTCTAGCGGAGCTAAAAGACGAAGATCTCGTAAAGCTAGGGCTTACAAGAACGGTAAAAGATAGTTTCCGCATAGTGCCTAAAATAGAGAGTTTGGAGGTAGGGAAATGAAAGAAAGCGTATTTCAAGGCCTGTGGCATAACTTTAAGGGTTTAAGGGACGATAAAAATAGGCTTTTGCCTAGATTTGTAAGACGAGCGAAGCTAAGAATTCGCGTTAAAGGGCTTTAAAAATGCTAAGTTTTTTAGTATGGGGGCTAGTTTTAAACGTTTATGCCTTTGTCGTAACTTTTATATCGGCTAGGGTAATAGTTCCTAAATCCGAACGAAAAAGAGAACCTAAAAGGATCATTGCCGCAATAACCATGACGCTAGTTCCTTATATGATGACGGTTTTATGCCTATGCATTATCGTAATTTTAGCGATCTGCAAATTCGATTATGAGGAATTTAAAAAGTTTAGAGAGGAAATAAATAGCAAATAAAGGGCTTTAAGCCCTTTAAAGAGCGTTTCAAACATACTTTAACGCTCTTTAAAAGGTTTAAAGATGAATGAAACTATGGTAGAACTAAACAAAAGAAAGCTGATAAACGATATGGCGAAATTTGCTACAAGCGGGCTAATAAGCGAAGCGATGTTTAAATACGCCGCGATTAAAGGGATAAATTTGCATTTTACGTTTAGCCACCCTGCCGCAAAGCAAATTTTCGAGCTAAACACGGAAAACATCAAGGCTAAACTGCGCGAGTTTTGGGCGGACAACCTTGCCGCGATCAAGGAAGCGGGCGTAACCTTCCGCGACATAAGCTGCGAAGTAATATACCGCTTGCCGCGCGACGGTAAAGCCGTGCAGGAAGAAAAGAAGCCCTATGAGGAGCCAAGTAACGGCAGCTTTGAAAACCGCGCGAAAGATCCGTCCATAAGGTTAAAAATAGAGCGTATAAGAAAGATCATACTCGCCGATTTAGAAAGCGGCAAATCGGTATATAAAGGAAATATATGAGCGAAATTTTCGAGTTTTTAAAAAACTCCAGCTTAACCAAAGATAATTTTAACGAAAAGGTCGAGTTTTTGATAGAGGGCTTTTTAGTAAAGCAGCTAATCACGCTAATCTACGCGGACGGCGGCACGGGCAAAAGCTACATGGCCTTTGCTCTAGCTAAAAAACTTTGCAAAGAGGGTCAAAGGGTATTTTTCATAGACTACGACAACCCCGTAGGCGTACTCAAACAGCGCGGCGTAGATAGACTGCTTATAGAAAGCTACGAGAATATGAATTATATACAGCGCAGCGCGCTAGAGCTTTGCGGATTTGAGCTTGTTCTAAAGCTCGAGGAAAACGCCGTAGGTAAAGCTTACAAAGATTGCGTTTTTATCCTAGATAGCTTGCGTGATTTCGTAGACATCAACAACGATAACCGCATAAATAGGCTATTTGGCGCGCTTAAGAATTTGCGCGAAGCGGGAGCTACCGTGATCATCTTGCATCACTCTAACAAAGACGGTAAAAACTATCAAGGCAGCAACCATATAAGGAATTCTCTCGACGTTATGTATCATCTACTAAAACGCCCCAGCAAGGAAAACGAGTTAAATTTCTTACTTGAAGTAGCCAAAGAAAGAGCCGGGGTAAAAGATAGCGGTTTTTGCGTAAAAACGCTAAATTTAGAACTAAACGAGCTTGACGTGGAAGTAGCTAGAATGAGCGAATACGAGCTAAATTTTACTACTCTAGCGCAAAAAATATTAGCCGGCGGAGATCTAAACAAAACCGAGTTGCTAAACGCTATGAATTACGAAAAAGACGATAGAACGGCTAGGGATTGCCTCGATAAATTCGACGGCAAGCTATGGTTTAGCCGCAAAACTGGCAAGAGCGTGATATATAGTTGTAAAGCGGAGACTACAACCGATACAACTATTACAACTATGGGTGAAAATACCTTAAATTTGGCGGTTTGAGATGAATACGAGCGAGCTAAAAAAACACTATATAAAAATGATACAAACATTGAAGCACAACTATTTCGTGGACGACGAGTGCAGAAAGATATATTTGCAAGCGCAATTCGGCAAAGATAGCTTGACGCAACTAAGCGTTGAAGAGCTTAGAAGCGTACTAGAAGTCGTGGGATATAAGCCCCATAAAGGCGCAAATTTTAAAAAATCTACTCGTAAAACCAAAACAAGTAAAACGTCTAGCTCGTCCTTGATGTCCAGCGAAGATCTAACGCCCGCTAAAGGAAGCCTATACGCCACCAAAAAGCAGCTTGAAACTATCGCCGGTATCTGGGAAGAGATAGCTAACGTAAAAACGGGTATGGCTCTAAGAGAGTTCATCTTTAGGATAGTTAAAATCAGACCTTTACATCTTAAATTCTTGTCAAGGACTGATGCCGCCGACGTCGTGCAAGCCCTTATTCAAATGAAAGACAAATACTACAAATGATAAATAGCTTCGATTTATTCGCCGAGTTCTACAACCGCGTCAAAGAGAGCGAAAACATGGCCGATATCGTCAAAGAATACGGCGGAGCCAATATCTACGTGCCAAGCTACAAAGGTACGTTTAGAAACTACGATATACTCAAAGAATACGAAGAAGGCATAGAGCTAGGCAAGCCACGCCCAGTAGTCATTCGCGAGATCGCCGCGAAGCATAACTTGAGCTATAATAGCGTTTGTGCCATAACCAAAGAGTTAAGAGAGCCTAGTTTATTTGAATAGGGTTATTTCTTGACAGTTTCCGTATAAAATAATTATAATTCTATAATTTTATCAGGGATAGTCATGGTAACATTATTAAAATACTCTATTATCATTTTTATAATATGTTCGGCTTTGATTTTATTGTTGAACCATTTCACTAAAAAGAAATGGGGTCGAATTTTGGGACGTAGGCCAACTCGTGAGGAGTTAGTCATAATAATAGACCTAGAGTCAATTAAGTATCCGCAAGATGAAATAGCCGAAATTTTAAAAAAATTCAATGCTAATTTAATTGATAAAAAAACGATATCGGAGCTTATAAAGAATAAGAGACGAGAACTAAAACAGAAAATAGTAGACGAAGCAGCTACAAAAAATAAAGCAAGAGAACTAAAATTTCAAGCAAAACAGCAAGAATTTCAAAATAAGCTAAGAGAGATTGAGGCCCAAAAACAGGCGCTAAAAAATCAAAACTACGATATATCCGTCGTACCGACAGATGAAGTTATGGAAGCCGAAATCATACAAGAGTATCCGGATGAAACGCCGGTTGAAATTATAGATTTTTACGAGAGACGAGAATTCGATGCTATGCGTTTTGCTCTACAAAAAATAGCCTACGAGATGGTTGGAGATAAACACTCTCAACAAGAAAAAGATAAATTTAAAAAGATTATGACATACTTTGCATACAAAGACCCGCTCTATAATGATTGTATAAAAAAAATAATCGGTATAGTGGCCAAAAACGAGGGCATGCTTCAAACGCAAATTTACCAGTATTTTAAAGAATATGACACGGAAATAATGAGATACGTGCTTTATTTTGGTGGCGAATTAGGCGATATTCGCAGAGTCAAAAGCGGTCGTAGCTATAAGTTATATACAAGTATTTAAAATAGTCATTATTTAAAACCATCTTCCACAAATTTTATAACGACCTTTTTAACGACGTCTTTTACCCTGCCCGGCAAATTGCCGCTCCTATCGACCGGTAAAAATGGCCTTGCGGGTATCTTGACGTTTTTACTTCGTCCCCCCTTATTGGTGCCGAATTGATGAACTAGCCCGTAAGCAAAGCCGTTTTTATTCGTATTATTAGATACCGTGACTTTCTTATCGTCTGCTTCAACTATCCATTTATCCGCCAAATTTCCATCAGATCTTAGAATATTAGAGGACTTTCCTAGCTTTTGTTTTTGCCTAATCGTATTAGGTTTCAAGGCTTGCCATTTTTGCCCGAACGGACTGCTCCCGTTCTCAAAACTGGCTTCTATTTCGTTTTGTAAGATGTTGCCTAGCGTTTGCATTAGCGGTTTGGTTTTTTTCTCGATATTTTGCAGAGATTTTAGCTTCGTTTGCAGCTCTTCTAGGCCTTTAACTTCTATCATTGCGTTTGCCTCTTAAAATGTGGTATAATTACACAAAGTAGATAAGAGATGGCCCAGATTTGGCAGGGTTCCAGTTGCAAAAGCAAGCTGTATATGACTTGGGTTCGATGCCCGGCCTTATCTACTTTATCTTTATATATCTTTTTTTATCTTTCAAAATAGCTTTATAATTTTCTACGGGTATCCTCGTAATAGTCGCTATAAAATTATCGGTTTTAAATTTTTTAAGCGTATAGTCTAGGCGGATGACGGCGTAATTTACCATGTTATCGTTTTGTAGGGTATTATAAAAATATAGTAAAACATTGTCCTTTTTATCGTAAAATACGCGTTTAGCTTCGTCAAATATGCCTACTACGGCTTTTATTTCATCGATATTGGGCTCTTTTCCCTTCGGCTTGCTATCTCTCGTGATGTGCGAGATAGTGTTTTGATAAACGGCTATACTGGATGCTTTGGGCTCTACGTCGATGATTTTTAGATTTTTCTTGATACTTTGCTTTAATTCCCCTACTTGAGCCACCTGATAAATTTTATCTTTGATGATTTTACCGCCAATTACGGCATTTACCATATCGTCCAAGCTTTTTTGCCAAACGTAAACGTCTCGCTCATGCTCGAAGCTATCTAGGGATTGTTTTAAATTTTTCTTTGCAAGACTTGAAGTAACGGCATCTAAAACCTTATCTTGCTTGTCTTTTAAAATTTCATCCGTTTTATCGATCTTGCCCGGGTTGTATTTGAAGTCTTTTTCTGCAGCCTGGGGCAAAAAAGAGCCGTCCGCAAGCGGTACGATACCTCTAGCTACGCATTCGGCCTCCGTAAGCACCTGCACCTTGCAGCGGCACCCCCAGCCGTTTGGCGGATAATTGGTATCCCAAAATTTATCCGTCTTGGGCGGGGTCTTGCCGTGAGGCTTCCTGTGGGCTTCTCTGGTCCTGCCGTCTAGCACGGCGGTATAGCGGAAGTATTCGCCTAGGCTTTGCATCTGGCTTTCATACCTAGCCTTGGCGTAGGCCGTTCTCATGTTGGTATTAAATATAGTCCTTAGCCGCCTATTGCCTACGTAAATTTCTTTTTCTTCGCCGGTCTTTGGGTCTTTTACCTTGATATTTCCTAGCCAGCCTTTCTTTGCAAGCATAGGCTTTACGCTCTTTTTCCACTCGTCAAACCCAACGCCCTCTTTAAAGGCTTTGGCGAGCGAAGCCTGCATATCCTTTAAAAGATCTAAATTCATCATCTTTGCGACGGTAAAAGCCTTTTTATGGGCATCGTGCATGATATCGTCGTAATCGAAATGGATCTCCGGCTTTTTGCTCTTTAAATATTCATAAACCGCCGTAGGCTCCTCGAAAAAACTAAATTTCATCTAGATATCCCAACATCTGAGCATTGGCTACGGCTTTAAACATCAAGGGTTCAAGCCTTTCAAAGGGTAGATCGTAAAGCTCGTAAAGCTTATCGAAAGCCTCTTCGTAAGTCTCGCTACTTGCGATTAGTTTGTTTAAGACCGCTTCTATCTCGCCGTCCTCTATATCCATCTCGTCCGTAGCCTTATCAAACCTATCTAAAGCCTTTAAAGAGCCTTTTAAAGCCGTTAAATTCGCTTTATTAGCCTTTAAATTTCGGTCTTTTTCTTGCGCTTGCTCGTTATCGTCCAGCTCGATATTATATGTAGAGGTTATGTATTTTTTAGTAGGCGTGAAGCCCATATCGTATAGCGTCTTGTCTCTTGCGGCGCGCTCGGTATTAGGAGCGTCTTCATCGAATAGTTTGGCGTAAATCTCGCCGTTATAGCCGTTGATCTCCTTAAAAAAGCTTATGGCCTTGTTCATCACGAAGATTAAAATTTTAGCATCGTTTGCGGCCAGATCCTCTCTAATCTCGTTATGCGTCTTCGCTGCGGCATAGCTTCCTTCTTTTACGTCGCTAGTCAAATTTGCGCCTAAAATAGCCTTGCTGATTTGATTGTCGAGGTATGCGGGAAGCCTAGTGAAATCTACGTTTGAGGTAGGCTGCACGAGGGTGATCTCCTCGTCCGTGTCTATGACCGCGCTATCGCCGCTAAGCATAGCTTGCACTTCCGCAGCCATTTCGTCGGGCTCGTAGCTAGTTTTTGCTATCGCCCAGGGCGATCCGAATTTTTCTAAAAACCTAAACCAAAACTTCAAGCTGGCGTTTTTCATTTTGACGGGAAAATACAGCTTTTTAAGTAGCCCGTCTCCGTATACTTTTCTAAAATTCGCTCTGTTTAATGCATATATAACTTTTAAAGGCGGAATACTCTGTTCGCTTCCGCCGGCGCTAAACACGAACTCGCCCACGTCGTTAAATTTAAATTGCCTAAAATCACGCTGCACGAGTCTTGGGTATACAAGCCCTTCTTTTTCTTTGTAGTTAACCTCGAATACGTTTAGCCCGTAAAGATAGGTCTCTAAAATTTGGCTGACGACGTCGGGGTTAAAAATCTTTTTAAATTCGTCCTTAATTTTTTCATCGTCGCAAACGATTTGGATCTCTTTTTTCTCGGTCACGGACTTGCGGCTCACGTCGCACTGCGTAACGGTAAGATCGGCTAGTATCATATCCATATCGTCGTCGCCAATGCTGGAAACTCCCGTATTTATCAGCAAGTCTATCAGAGTGCCGTTTTGAGGGATGGGGGCTGCCGTTTTGCGCTTTATGGATATCGTCTGAGATTGGCTTTCGTTTTTGTTGTTTAATTTTAATCGTTTGAAATTTGATTTTTTCTTACTCATCTATTGCGCCTCTTTACTTTCTTTTTTAGTTTTGTTAAGTCGTACGCACCCGCCAAGCTGTCGGGCGCGTCGTCGTGCTTGGCTTCGGGATACTCAATAAGCTGTTCTATAAGCAGGCTTTGGCTTTGATGGAAGAGTATTTCGCCGTCCTCTATAGGCACTTCAAGCTCCTCTATTCTTTGCCCTTTACTTGCGGTATTATTCACGCCCTTTAAAGGTAGTTTAATGCCTATCTCAAAGGCCTTTTCTCTGATCCAGCCCCTAAAAAACTCCTGTCCGCCGTTGCTCTCTATCGCGCAAACGCGGCACCCGTAAAGCTGATTTAGGCGGATTATCTCTTTGATGGTCCTTTTGGTCTTCATGACCTCTACTATGCTTTCTGCTACATATATCTTAGCTTCTGCCCTGCTTACTCCTAGCACCGTTATAGCCGTGTAGTCCGATTTTTTCTTTTCTCCTGCCGGGTCGATATACATCACGAAATAATCGCACCTCGGAAGCTCGCGGTAAAAATGCATACTCTCTTTGGTGAAAATTTGAGTTTCGCTACGCGGATCGTTTTGCTGCTCTTTATTGAAGCTTTTTAGGTTTTCGGCGCGCTTTTGCATGAGTTTTAAAATCGGTAGCGCATCCTCCCAAAGCACCCGCGCCCCGTCGTCCATAAGGGCTTTGTTTTTTAAATAAAACGTTTCGCTAGCCTCTTTTGAAACATTTTTGTAAAGCTCGCTCCATCTCTCCCATAAATCCATACGCTTTGGGAAATTTACGATGCTTTGGTACTTTTTGGCATTCCAAAATTTGAGTTTGAGCTTCCTGGCTAAAACGCTATCGGCGTGAAGTACGGTGCCGATATAAAGCACGTCCAGACTTCCGTCTACGCTGCCCAAATTTAAAACCGCTTCGTCTAGCCACTCCTCGAGCTTGTCGCGCTGTTCTTTACTGCGTACGTTGGTGTCGTTTTCCAGGTCGTCTAGGACTACTAGATCGGGGCGATAAACGCCGAATTTTACGCCGCGCAGTCTTTTACCAGAGCCAAACGCCTTAAGCTTGACTCCGTTTTTGGATACGAACTCGCCTATCTTCCAATTTTTGCTTGCGCCGCAAACGTGCGGGAAATCCATTTTTAAATTTGCGTTGTCCTCAAGCTCGGCTTTAATGGCTTCAAGACACCCCTCGACGAGCTCCACGGCATCTGAAATTTCGACTATGAATCGCTTCTTGCCAAAACAAATACACCAAAGCGGAAGAAGCTGCGAGCAGTACGTGGTCTTTGCGTGTCCGCGCGGCGCGGCGCGGGCGTATTTGTCTCCGCTTGCGTTTTGCGTCATAGCTTCAAAAATTTGCGCTAGATCTTCGTGAAGCGCGCAAGAGCTGCTAATGCTAAAATAGTGCGGAAAATAAGTCCTTGCAAAAAACATAAAATCGCGCTCGGCGCGTTTTACCCTTGCGGCTCTATCTTTGGGAGATAGAGGACTATTTAGATGTATCTGCTCTTTTAGCTCGCCGCTAAGCTCCTCAAGCCAGCCGTAAAAGTCTTTGCGCGTGAGCTTGCTAAGCTCGGGCTCTACTGCGCCGGCTTGCTTGTGCGTTTCTATACTGTATTCTAGGAAGCCATCTAGCTCATCTCTTGAAAAAAGCATACATCATCCTAAACGTCAAGCTCTTCGATAGCTTTGACGAATTTTTCGCTCTCGATGAGCTCTACGAGTTTTTTGATACACTCTTTGTTCTCGTCGTCTTTAAATTTATCGACTACCAGCATAATGACCTTTTTAGCGATGCTTAAGCGGTACGCCGCCGGATTTTCGTAGCTTGCAACTTTGGTCATTTTCACGAAGCTATCGCCTATCTTTGAAAGCGCCTCGGCCTTTTTACCCGCTGGCAGTTCGCTCTCTCTTATATCTTTGACCGCCAGGCGCATCTCTTCGATAAAGTTTTGATAGATGTTTTGCTTATCTTCGCCGCTTTTATTTAGATAGCTTGCGGCTTTTAGTTCGTCCCAGTCGCCGTTTTGAGATTTGTAGTTTTTTATGGTTTTTACGGTCTTGTTTAAAATTTCAGCTATGCGTTCAAGGCTGAAGCCTTTTAAATATAGCTCTTTTGCTAGCTCTTTGATATTCGGTTTCTCAGCCATTTAAATCCTTTAAGTCCATTTTTTTCTCGCTGTGCCTAAACGCTCTTATACCGAGCCTGGGTGCACTATCGTCTTCTATTTGGCTCGGAAGCTTCTTATTAGCCATCTTCAAAAGCAGAGCATCCATCTTTTCTATCTGCTCATTCAGCGCCTCTTTGGGAAAGTTGTTGCGCTTTTTGAGCTCGATAATAGTCAAATTTACGCCGATGTCTTTTAACAGCGGCGTAGGGTTTTGCGGAAGTTTGATGAAAGAGGAGATATAAGCCAAGGCATCGTTTACGCTATCGTCTATGACACCTTGATTAACGGCGCCGCTTCCTTCAAAGTCGCTGAGCTCTTGCAGTTCTCTAGTAGAAACTTCTTTTAGTAGATCCTCGTTTGTTAAAACCATTATTTTGTCTCCAAATATTTTAAACCTTTTGACCGTATTCGTTATTAGCTTTTAGCGAGCGTTAAAAGCGCGTTAAAACGTTTAAAATATTTTTCTAGTAGTTTTAGTCGTTTTTGATTTAAAAGGACGTGAAGCCCTTTTAAATCGATTTGTTACATTTTTAGCTCGATGATCGCGTCAAGTCTATTGCAGATCGGAAGCGGTCTGCTTTCGCTAACAATTCCCCAGCCCATACCTTTGTCAAGTACCTCTGGAGCCGCAGCGAAAAATTTTGTCGGAGCCTTTCCGATGGCAGACGTATGGTTTGCTCTCGTATAAACTACTTCAAAGATATCGTCAATCAAAGGCACTACTACGCCTTTTTTGCCGCTCATGTAGCTCGTATCTTTGCCCTTCGTGTTTTTGTACGAGGCATCGTAAGGCATAAAGGTCTTTCCAAAAAGTTTAAGGGTTAAAACACCGTTACTGTCGACGACTCCGCAGGATTCTAGCTTTAGAAGTTCCTGGGCTTGGGCCAGTTTAAGCAGCTCGCCAAAAAGCTCTCTAGTTACTAGCGCGATATACGGCTTTGCAACGCCTAATACCTCTTTTTGAGCTGCTTCGATATCGCTCAATAAATCCAATAACTTAGTCGCATTCGTGATAGTTATCTCTTTTCTATTTGCACTAAGCTCAAACAGCACCTTTCCTTTGCCGTCCATTACCTTACCGAAAATAGCGCCTATGGCCATATACTCTACGGTGTTGGTGATCTTGCTCTTTTGGCTAGCTAGTTTTTTGCCGATAGCCGCAGACAATGATTTAAGCTGCTCGCTTTGGGTATTGAGCGTTCTTAGTAAATTTATCTCGCTAGCCGGGAGTGGATCATACTGCGGGAAGCGAGGAAGCGGTACGGAGATGATAGTTTGGTCGGGATTTTTTGTCACCAAGTGCTCTCCGTTTTCGCTAACGCTTTCAAGGATTATGCCCGCGCCTTTTTCGATGATAATGTTATGGGTGTTGGAAAGCGTCGGAGTCCATTTTTTGAAAAACGTATCCGTTATAAAATTTTGATCGACCTTAGTCTGAATTATGATCTCAGTCATCGCCTCGACCGTAAATTTTTTTAAAAGTTCATCCATTTTTATCTCCTTATTATTTTTATCTTCTTTTAGCGGCGCGAATAATCGCGCCTAAAGAAGCAAATACTAAAGACTTGCAAGGCTTTGCTTGCCAAATCAATGTATTTGCTTCACCTTACTATAATTTTTTGTTTGAATAGTGCGGTTTTTAGCTCCGCAGCGGCGCCTTCTAGTATTACCTCGCCAAGCACTAAAACATCCGCTTCTTTGGTGGCCTCTACGTTGTCGCAAAGCACGCCGAATACCGCCTGGGCGTTTGCGATGGTCGTAGTTTGGTTGTCGCTAGTTACGGCTGCAAAACTCTCGCCGCCGTTAATACTAAATAACACCGTTCCGCATTCCAAAACCTTTGTAGTCTCTACCTTGGCGTTAACGCCGAGCACCTTGTTTACGACCACATCTCCGATGGTCTTTGGCTTTTTTTGTTCGTTAGGCATTTTATTCTCCTCCTAATGCAAATTTAACGACGTCTATTTCTACGTCAGATTGGCTTTTGTTAGCAAACATATCGTTACCGGGCGCGCTCGTTTTTTGCTGCGTCGGTATAACGCCTTTTAAAAACTCATTAAAGCCGTTTAAATCGGCTTTTGCGTAACTGAGTGCCCACTGCTTTTGACTTTCTTGTAGCTTATTTGCGACAATAGCTGTGTCTACCGCGCTTTGAGCTAGTTGTTCTTTTAGCGTAGCGACCTCTTGTTTAGAGGCGTCAAGCTGATTTTTAAGCTCGACTATCTGAACCTCATAGTTCGCGCCGTTTTGCGTAGCAACCTGAGCCTGCGGCTCGCCTTTTGGATTTTTAGTATTATCCATGTTCGTCTCCTTTGTGAAATTTTTATTTGCTCTTACTTCGCCCAGTTCGTCAAGAAACGGCTTATTTGTTAGCGCCGCCGAGTGCAGCGTACACCCCTGCCAAGCTCCGGTTTTTTCGTCTACGCCCATAAAGTCGTAAACCGGGCTAAGATATTTATATTCGCCGTTTTTGATGAATTCTTTTGCTTTAACCGTCCAACTTACGCGCCCGTAAAGCGCGCCGTCTTTTATAAAAAGCTCTTTTATCCAGCCCGCGGCAGGCGCTATCTCCCCGCTTAAAGTTTGGTGCTCGTAGTCGATCACTATGTCTAGGCTGCGCTTGTCGAAATTTAGTTTCATCTTTTCGATATCGGCAGCGTCTATGCTAAACGTTCCTCCAGCATGTCCTTGCCAAACTCCGGTTACGGCTAGGCAAATTTCGCTTAAAACTTCTTCTTTATCGTTCTTTAGCGCGATTAAGTCCTTCGTTATGAGCATAAGAATTCGTCCTTTTCTAAAAATTGCGTTCGTATCTGCCTGGTGAGCACGTAAACGTAGCCGTAGTCTGTAATATCGTTTAGCGACGCCTTAGCGCTTTGGGGCCCTATCCTAAACTCGTTGCATAAATTCGAGTTTCTTAGCCTTTCATCTATCGCCTCGCATAGAGCGTAGGCTTTAAATTTATTGGCTTGTCGGTAGTTTTGATTTTTGTTTGAAGTGCAAGCTAGTATATGGATATTATATGTCGCGCTTCGCCCTACTACGTTTTCGTATTTTTCATCCACGAACTCTACGAATACGAAGCTCTCGCCGCCTTTTATCAGCAGCTCCATCTCTTCTTTATTATTAAACTCTCCCAGATACGCTCTAACTACCGAGTTTTTGGGTTCGGCCGCTTCTTTAATCGTATTTATAAGCTCTTTTTCAAATTCTTCCAGCATTTAGCGCCTTTGGTGTATTTTTGGCGCAATTATGAAATGTTTCGCGCCGAAAATCTATTACAGAACTTTGACAAAGTTTTTTGACAAAAAATCGTGATAGATTTTGGGGCGGGTATGGCGTAATATTGCGACAAAAGTTTGGAGGATGCAATGACCTTAATAGAAAAAATCAAAGAAAACGAGGGCCTTAAAGACCATCGTTACGAGGATAGCCTGGGAAGAGCAACCGTGGGCTACGGCTTTTTGCTTGCCGCGCTTACGGCCGATGAGCTAGCGCTAAACGGCGGCAAATACGAACCCATGAGCAAAGCGACGGCCGATAAAATTTTAGAGCTCAAGCTTGAAAAACTAACCGCCGCGGTATTTGCGACGTTTGATTGGTTAAAGGATAAACCGAAAAACGTCCAAGAAGTAGTGATAGAAATGGCCTATCAGCTAGGCGTTTCAAAGGTGAAGAAATTCGTAACCACGATGCACCACATAAGAGCAGGCGAATATAGAGCCGCTTACCAAAGCGGCATGAATTCTCTTTGGGCGAAACAAACGCCGAACCGGGCAAAGAAGGTGCTAAGTGGGCTTTTTGATGACTAAGCTTCCGATCGTAGGCTTTGCCTTAGCCACGCTTTTGGGTTTTGCTTGCGCAAATTTGTTTCTCGAAAAATCAAGGCTAGAGGGCGTAAATTCCGTCTTGCTTAAAGACCTTGAAAGCGCAAAAGAGAAAAACGAACGGCTAACCAAGGACTACGCTACGGCCAAAAACAATCTAAACGCCTGCAACGTATCTCTTTCTTTGCAAAACGAAGCTATAAAGGCCGCCGCGGTAGAGATCGACGATACTCCGTCAAAAGAGGCCGAGAGAATAAAGAAAATCTACGTCAAAGATAAAAGCTGCGAGGCCGAACTAGCCGCATATAAGGAGCTATTTCGTGATTAGGATTTGGATTTTTTGTCTGTTTGCTTTGATATTTACGGGCTGCGCGGCCAAACCTCAAACGAGCGAGCCGCATATCATTTACCAAGAAAAGTATGTGCCCGTAAAATGCAATGCTAAGATGCCCGATAAGCCAAAAGACGACGGCAAATTTGAGACGCATAAGGCAAAAATGATCTATTACCGCGATTGCGAAAAAAAACTAAAACAATGCCTGGGAATAAAGGAATAAAATGGAAAATAGCCTAAATTTTAGCGACGAGATCAAAGAGGCTACGGGACTTATAAACTCTGCCGGAGCTTGGGGAGCGAATGAATTTTTGGTCTTTATGGTGATTTTCGGCTTTATAGTATTTGTAGTGATCTTTTGGCTACTAAACAAAACCGCGAACAAAAACGCCGAAATTTTGGTGGATATTTCCGTAAGAAGCAACGAAGCTATAAATAACAACACGGCCGCCACCAGAGAACTTGTAGAGACGTTACGCACCGAAAACGGCGTAAATCGTCAAAAACTAAACGAAATTCACGACGACGTAAAAGAGATTAAATTTAGCGTCTCTCGCAAACGAGCCAAGCCGAGTTTTAGCGAACGCGTAAAAGAGAGCGAATATGAAGACTGAAATGATCGAAGCGGGCATAATTAGCGAAGTAAGCGGCGACAAGGCAAGAGTAGCCGTAGGCTCCATGGTTACCGATTTTTTGCCGGTATTTCAAAGCTTTTCAAACTCCTTTGCCGTAAGCTTTTCGCCTATTAGAGCTGGCGAGCAGGTTTTAGTCTTGCCTATTAGAGGCGATCTAAATAGCGGCGTCATACTTCGCGGACTCTACCAAAGCGCGCATAAAGAGGAGCCGACGGATAAAAAGGTACGCGTAAGCTTCGAAGACGGCGTAAGCATGAGCTACGATACGGCCGGCTCGACGTTTGAAATCAAAAGTCCGAAATCGATAAATATAACCTGCGAAAACGCAAATTTAAAAGCTAAAAACGTAAATGTGACTGCGCAAAACACGACCGTAAAAAGTCCGCAAATTTCGCTTTTAGGAAATACGCTAATACAAGGAAGCATAAATACGGCAGGAAGCGGCGGCGGCTCGGGAAGTTTTGAAATAAACGGAGACGTAAAAATAACCGGATCCATAACGACGGGAGGCGACGCAAGTTTCGGCGGAAACGTAAGCGACGGCAGAGGCGATCTAACTAATCATACCAACAACGGACTAGCGAGGGATTAATGGCAAAGTATCTAGCGGATATAAAACAGAGCATTAAAGACATTCTGCTCACGCCTCTTGGCTCGCGGGTTATGTTGCCGGGATACGGCAGCCGCTTGTTCGAGCTAATAGACCGCAAGGTAGACGACGAGTTCAGGGCCGATCTTGCCTGCTACGTTATAGAAGCCGTAGAAAGATGGGAAAAAAGAGCGAAGATAGACGAAGTAAAGCTAATAAGCCTAAAAGACCATAGGCTAAATTTTAAGATCGTTCTAATTAGCGGCGACGAGATAGGGATAGAGCTATGAGCTTTTTAAAAAATTTACCTTTTCCAAACGTAATCGAAGAGCTTAACTACGACGAGCTTTTAAAGGACGTAAAAAGACTTTTTAAAACGTATTTAAACGACGCAGAAATTTCGCTTTTGGAATCCGATAACTATTCGGCCCTGCTTGAAGCCTTAGCTTATAGAGAGCTACTTTTAAGAGCTAGGATAAACGAGAGCGTAAAATCCATGCTTTTGCCTTTTTCTAGCGGAAGCGATCTTGATAACGTAGCGGCTATCTACGGCATAGAGCGGCTAAAAGGAGAGAGGCCGACGGCTAATATAGAGCTTAGTTTATCGGTTAAAAGAGATAGCGATACCTTTATCCCGAAAGGCTCGATATTTTGTAGCGATAACGGCAAACGAGCGTTTTTAAAAGAAGACGCCCTGATCGCCGCAAACGAGATAAAAGCTAACGGCGTAATAGTTTTAGACGAGTTTATAAAATTAAGCTCCGTAAAGTGCGAATATGTCCAAACGCCTTTTCCTTTCGTATTAAAAGCAAAACAGACGAGCGAATTCGTGGGCGGCGCGGAGATAGAGAGCGACGAAAGATTGAGAGAAAGAGCCGTGCTTTCTCTTGAAAGATTTAGCACCGCCGGAAGCAAAAAGGCTTATGTCTATCAAGCCTTGAGCGCAAACGCGAAAGTAGAAGAAGTAAGCGTACTAAACGGGGGAGCCGGAATAGTAAAAATTTATCTAAAAACCAGCGATATGAGCGAGGAAACTAGGCAAAGCGTAGCCGAGTATCTAAACGGCGAGAAAGTAAGACCGCTAACCGATAACGTCGTAGTAGAAAACGCGAAAATAATAGACGTTACCGTAAAGGCGGAGCTAGAACTAACCGATACGTTTTTACAAGACGAGATAGATAAGGTCGTAAAACAGACCGCAAATACGCTAAAAATAGGCGAAGATCTAAATTTGAGCTACATATACTCTATGCTGCATAAAAGCGGAGTTTATCGCGTAAATTTAGCTAGTCCCGCAGCCGATACCAAAGTAGGCGACGATAGCTTTGCGAGAATAGATTTTAATTTAAGCTATAAAAAGGCGCGGTTATGAGCTTGTTACCGAGTCATAAAAGCAAATTCGATAAGAAGTTAGACGAATTTTTCGGCGCAAGGTTAGACAGCTTGGATTTAAGCGTAATTAATACGCTAGCCTCCTCTTGTCCCGCGCGGCTTTTGCCGATTTTAGCCCAAAGCTTCGACGCGGATATAGACGGACTTAGCGAAGCGGCAGCCAGAGAGCTAATAAAAAACGCCTTTGAAATTCACTTTTATAGCGGCACTTTTTACTCTCTTAACAAGGCGCTAAAAGCGTTTTATTCGCAGTGCGAGATCAAAGAGTGGCACGAATACGGCGGAGAGCCTTACCGTTTTAAGTTAATTTTAGAAGCCGGCGAAAATGGCATAAGCGAGGCAAGCTTAAAAAAGACTACCGAGATAATAGAGGCTTATAAGAACGTTAGAAGCGTTTACGACGGCTCGGTTATAAAACTTGCCTCAAGCGCGAATATTTACGCCGGCGTTTGTTTGAGCGCCGGGGCTACTATTTGCGTAGATCCTTTTAGCCCGCGAGATATAGCGACCGACGAAAACCTCTTTTTCGCGTGCGCCTTAAAAACCGAAAATATTATAAATTTAGGAGATATAGATGCAAGAATACTTTAGTCTTTTAACGGCAACGGGGGCGAATTTATTAATAAACGCCGTTGCTAATAAAACGCCCGTTAAGCTTAGTAAAATAGCCGTGAGCGATAGCGAGATAGCCCCTAGCGAGGCGGCCGCCCGGCTTGAGGATACTAAGCACGAATTCGCGATTAACTCTCTAACCCAAGATCCGCAAAACCCCTCTATCCTCAACATAGAGGGCGTAATACCCTCTAACGTCGGAGGATTTAATATAAGGAAATTCGCTATTTTTACGCAAAACGGAGAGATGTTTGCGGTAGGCCGCGTTCCGCTTAGCTATAAGCCCGCTTTAAATCAGGGCGCTGGAAGCGATCTGGTATTTAAGATTAGAATTTTAATCGGCAACGTTTCTAATATCGAGCTTAAAGTAGATAATAGCGTAGTTTTAGCTACCAGAGACTGGAGCGAAAAAACGTTTCAAAAACTTACCGACGCGATCGACGCATACTCTAAAACCCAAAGCGACGAAAAATACGCCCTAAAATCCGACGTAACCGACGGCGTAAAAATAGGCTCATACTTGCTTTGGAGCAGTCAAAGCGTTACGCCTGCCGGCTTTTTAGTTTGCGACGGCAGAAGCCTAAAAAAGCGCGAATACACCGAGCTTTTTGCCGTCATCGGATATACATACGGCGGAAGCGGAGAGAGTTTTAATATTCCAAAGTTCGATGACGGTAGATTTATGCGATCTACTGGTGGAAATGCTGCTGCATTAGGCGTAGCGCAAGGGGATATGTTTAAGTCTCATAATCACAGTTGGTTTTTTGGCGGGCAAAAAAACAGCGCAACTGGCGCAGGCTCTACAGCCTCAGCCGGCAACACTAGGCCGCCAAATGGGGCGAATGAAATTCCGACTACGTTTGAGGGCGGAGTAGAAACACGCCCATACAATATGTCCGTAGTCGTGCTTATCAAAGCCAAAGACGTGAAAGAAGCTACCGCAAGCGAAGTAGATAAAACGCCTTACGCCACGGAAGCAAAAGCGGGCATAACGAAACTAAAAAACAGCGTAACGGGCAAAGCCGAAGACGTAGCCGTTACGGAAAAAGCCGTAGTAGATTATATGGAAAAAGAAATATCTATAAACGGTAATGCAACGTTTGATAATGTTAAAAATAATATCGTAATGAGCGGTATAGGAAGCATTACTTTATCCGTAGGCGACGTTATAGAAGTTAAAGGAACATCTAGTAACGATAAGCTTTTTACGGTAGAAAGCATAGTAAGTAATGATGAAATAATAGTCAATTACGAACATAGGGGAACATCTACACCCATCCCTTCAAAAAGGCTTATAAAAGAAACCGCGCAAAACTGCGTTATAAAGTTATATTGCAGAGCCAAAGACGCTCCTTTAGGTTTGGGTCAAGGCTGGTGCGTTCCTGCGAGTGGTAGAGGCGGAAACGTTAATTACCCTAATAATACACAAAGAACCATAGCTGCTTCTTTTTACGTAGTTTCTAATTCGCTCGCTATGGTATCGCTAGGAGTTTATTTAGACGATATAGCGGTAGGCGCTATGATTACGGACGGCAGGGGTATCGCAAGCTCCAGCGCAACGCTAGTTCCCCCTAATAGCGTTTTAAAAGTTTCAGTAACCCCTAACAGATGGACAGAATTTCGATAAGAAAGGACGCAAATGAAATATTATAAAGACGGAAATAAACAATTATACGCTTATGAGGATATAGTAAGCGAAGAACTGCTAAATCAAAGAATAAAAGAGCTAGGGCTAACGCCGCTCACTCAAAAAGAGCTCGAAGATCTAAATAAGCCTAAAGAAATAAGCCTTGAGGAATTAAAGCTTAATAAACTAGCTAGCCTTAATGAGTGGGCTACAAAAATGACGGATAAGTCGGCTATAAATTTAAAAGGGTTCGGCGTCATTGACGGCGGATATGAGTACCTTATAAACGCCACAGTTATGAAAAATAACTATGAGTGGCTACCTAAAAAAGAATTTAGAATGCATAACGATAAGTTTGTGCCGGTAACTTTGCAAGACCTTGAGAGAATAGAAAAGGCGATAGGAATTGCGGGAATAATGCTTAAGAATTTAAAATGGCGATACGAAGCCGCCATAAACAAGGCTAAAAGCAAAGAGGAGCTAGAAGCTATAAGCTTTAGCCAAACTATAGAAATAGACCTAGATAAGGATAACAAATGAACGAGGTAAAAAGACCCGTGCTTAAGCCTTATTCAAAGGATAAGTTCGAACTTTGCGAAGATTATCGTTACGGCAATGTAATAGTACCAAAAGGATACAAGACGAACGGGGCTAACGTGCCCCGTATATTATGGAGTATCTTTCCGCCTAATAGTCCAGAATACCTTTCAGCTGTTATAGCGCATGACTATTTATGCGATGCGAAGCTTTACGCTTTAGCCGACGAAGCTCTAAAGCAGATAATGACTAATCTAGGCGTAGCTAAGTGGAAAATCTACTGCTTTTATTACGCTTGCAGGGTTTGGCATAAGATTAAATACGAAAAATAAAAACAAGGAGTAAAAAATGAGAATTTCAACAAAAGGAGTAAAACATGGCTGCTAAGTTCGGAGTAAACGTAACCATTTCGGCCGAGGCCGCAAGACCTATCAGCGTAGAAAGCACGACGCCCATAGGAATCGCCGGATATGAAGAGGTCCTAGAAAACGGCCTACATTTTTTCATGACGACGGCAAAGGCGCTTGAAGCGTTAGAGGCAAAATACAAGGCGAAAAAGAACGCTAGCCAAGCCTTTAAAAAAGGCTCGATTTATAGGGCGTTAAAGGGCATCGAAGATCAGGCGGTAAATACGCAAATAATATTAAGCGTATTTACCAAAGACGACGATAGCGATACGAACGACGAGATTACCGAGTGCAAAAATGCTATATCAGAGCTAACCAAAGCAAAATCTCGCTTCGGGTATAACCCGAATTTAATAATAGCGCCGGGATTTAGCAACGAAGACGCCGTAAAAGGCGAGATAGAAAAAGTGGCCACCAGACTAAAAGCGACCGGCATCGTAGATCTAAAAGCCCAGGACGCGGCCGCGGCGATAGTAAAGATGGGCGACTTCGGCACTAGAAGGCTCGTTGCGGCATATCCTAACGTCAAGGTTTGGGACGATGAAACCAACGCTTACGTCTATGAGGGGCAAAGCGCTAGAATAGCCGGAATGATAGCTCATACGGACGGCGCAAGCGAGTTTGGATATAGCGACAGCTACTCAAACAGGGTTATGATAGGAGTCTCGGGCACGGAAATAGACGTAGATTTCGAGCTAGGCGAGACGTGCACCGCGGACGAGCTTAGATCGGCTAAAATTTCGACCGTCATTAGAGAAAGCGGCTTTAGGGCTTGGGGCGGAGAGACTAGCGATCAGGATACTATATGGAAAGACCTCGCGAGAGTAAGGGTATTCGACCGTATTTCGCAGGCTTGCCAAAAAGGCGTGCTGTTTGCGATCGATAAAAAAGCCGATCAACTCTATCACGCCAAAAGAAGCGTTAGCGAGCTGCTTAGGGGGCTTGTAGGAGCAAAGGTATTGCTAGGATACGAGCTATCTTGGAGCGAGAAAAATACGCTAGCAAACATCACGGACGGCAAATTTTACCTAGACGTCAGAATGCAAAACAACCCCGTCGTAAAACAGCTAACGCTTGATTTTATCTACGTAGATAAATACGGCGAAACGCTTATGAGCGAGCTAAACAAATAAGCATACAAGGTTCTTAAAATACGAAATCGCTGACACGCGATTTTTTGTTGCACAACAGCATAGCTGAAGTGCTTTAGGTGGGTGCGGGGAGCGCTTGCGCTTCCGCTCGCAGCCGGGGCCTCGCCCCCGCGAGGCGC